TATACAATTCATTTGATTTAAGGTTTATGCCAAAAAAACAAAGTTTATAATGAATTTGACGTTGAAGGATAGATAATAGTTGGAGAAGACCCGAGGTCAAACTCGGCATCTCCACCATTCACTTTAAACACATTTCAGGCGGAGTTAACACAGACAATCCGCCTGAAATGTGCTTATGGGGGATGATTGGATCGATTCACAATTAAAACTATCTGGAGTTAAATCGCTGATAGCGTACTATCAAAACACATAAAAGCTAACGAAAGTTATGCTCTTGCTGCCTAGTTAATAGGTAACGGCGTTTGTGTAGTTTTCGTGGCAACAGAAAAACTACACACTTTACATTTGCTAATAAATATGTTATAGTAATAAAATGAACTCAAAAGAATTTTCATTGATAATAGAGGACATAGTAAAGAAGCATAAAGATATGTCATATGTGGATGCTATTGTTAAATATTGTGAAGAGAATACTATTGAAGTTGAAACTACAGTACGTCTAATTACAAAACAACTCAAAGAAAAAATACAACATCAATCAGCACAACTAAACCTGTTAAAGGGTGGTAAACCTGGAGTATTACCATAATGATAAAAGAATATTTAAAAGTAATTGGATTAGCATTAGTTTGGTTCTTTATGAACTGGAAATCTTTAGTGTTCTATGTATTTTGGGCAGGAGTTACATTAGTTGCTTTATTTGAAGGTGGAGTGTTAAGTGCTTTATTTGTCTTTGTTGCTTTATGGGGTGTATATAAACTAGGGAAGTTATTTTAATGGACATAGAACTTATAGATAAATTAGGTAGTGACCTATCAGTAGTCAATGCTGCTAGAGTATCCTTTGCAAAAAGAAAAGATGTACTTGATGAAAAAGATGACAAGTTAATTAAGTATTTGGCATTGCACGGACATTGGTCACCATTTGCTCACGCCTTTCTATCATTTAGAATTAAAGCACCTATCTTTGTTGCAAGACAATTAGTTAAACATCAAGTAGGTTTAAGTTGGAACGAAGTGAGTAGAAGATATGTAGATGATAAACCAGAATTCTATATACCTTTTATGTGGAGAAAGAGACCACCTGAAAGTATTAAACAAGGTTCAAGTGAAGAAGAGATTGAATTTGATATTATGGAGTTAATAGATAATTGCAAAGGAACTTATAACTATATGTTAGAGGAAGGTATTGCACCTGAAATGGCACGTATGGTATTACCTCAATGTATGATGACCGAGTGGATATGGTCAGGTAGTGTATATGCATTTAGTAGAGTTTGTAATCAAAGGAATAAGAGCAATGCTCAAGCAGAAACGAGAATGGTAACCTATCCACTATCAAAACATATAAAAGACCATTTCCCAATTTGTTATAAGTATTTGATAGATTAGTATGGCATATGGAGGATTTGACGTATATAAGATATATCTAGGAGTTAAGTTGCATTTTACAACAGACACCTATGACTATCATAAATATACAGGTAAGGTAAATGCAACATTGGATTCATTTACAAAAAGAAAAGATAGATACTTCTTCTATAAGTTATCTACAAGATATAGTCCAAGTGAAGTGCTTGATTTCTTTGTAAGTAATTTTATTGACGATAGTAAAAAATGGATAGGAAATTTATTAAATGATGATGGACACAAAACCTACCTCAATTATAGAAAATATTTTGAGTCTTTTGACTATAGTTTACGAAGCAGTATTAATAGTATTGTTTACGACTTTACTAGGAGGGGTATTTCTTTTGATGATGGTTTCAGCGTGGTTAATGGGCAACATCCACGAATGCTACGATTACTTATTCAACGGAAAGTTTCATACCCAACCGCCATCATACTTGATTCAGTCCTTGGTTTTATTAAAGACTGGGATAAACAAGTTACGGAAAAAGTTGTGTGGACTGATATGTCCAGAAAATTGCGGAAAATGAGACCATTTATCTCATTTAATAAAACGAAAGCGAAATTAATAATGAAGGAGATTATAACAAATGAACTCAAATCTTAATAAGAAAATAAGAGGCAATGGAGGTTATATGCAACTTAAAGCAGTCATAGATAATTTTTTAGATAAAGAAGACTTTAGGGAATTAAGTGCAAAGGTATTGGGAAGATATTTTCCTTGGTTTCACTATGACGAAATAGTAAGAAGAGGTGAAAAACAAGGTCATACATTTTATTCAATGCATATGTTATATGACAATGACCGACCAACATTTAATACATCTTTTGAATTAATGAATCCAGTTTTGAAAAAATTAAGAGAACTTAAAGATTCAGAATGTCGTTTGAATACTTTAATAAGAGTAAAAATGAATTCATATCCTAATCAAGGCACACTAATTGAACACGATATGCACGTAGATTGGCCGAGTAGTGCTACTTTAAATCGTAAGGGGTGTTTACTTGGTATAAACACTTGCAATGGATATACAAAACTTGATGATGGTACTAAAGTTGATAGTGTTGCAAATAGAGCAATATTATTTGATTCAACCCTTCCACATTGCAGTACAAGTACAACAAACGATACAAGGAGAGTTAATATAAATTTTAACTACTTTTAATGAAAAGAGATATGGACCGTATGATTAAAACTCTTATGAGCAAGGGTTATAAAATCAATGAGAGAACTATCTATGCAATGCAACAAGTACCACGACATAAATTTATAAAAGAAAAAGGTGCTGGTTATTTAGATACACCTTTACCAATAGGTTTTGGTCAAACTATATCACAACCTTTTATGGTTGCATATATGACTGAACAATTAGGTATTAAACCTTTAGACAAAGTGTTAGAGATAGGTACAGGTTCAGGTTATCAAACTGCTGTGTTGGCAGAATTAACAGCAAATGTATATTCAGTAGAAAGAATTTTTAAACTATCACAAAGAACACAAAAGTTAATGTTAAAATTAGGTTATGAACACGTAAAATTTAAAGTAGATGATGGTCACAATGGTTGGGAAGAACACGCACCATATGATAGAATTATTGTAACAGCAATGGCAAGTGAAATACCATATAAATTAATTAAACAATTAAAAGATGGTGGTAAAATGATTGTGCCGTATGGGGGTCGGGTAGTAGAGATTATTAAAAAAGAAGAGAAGGAAGGTGTGCCAATTTATAAAGAAAAAAATTTAATAGGGTGTACTTTTGTTCCACTTGTTAAAGGATGATAGAATGGTAGTATGGACAAATGATGAAAATGATATAGTTGATGAACTAAACAAACTATCAATCTTTACAGACAATCAATTAACATTAGAAGGTAAATCATATTCTAGTTTTGACGCCTTCAATAATAGTTATGTTTGTGAAATAAAGAAAAGAAATTTTACAAGTGACCATAGATTTGCATTAGAAGGATTAATAATTGAAAAAATTAAATATGATGGTTTATTAAGTAAATGTTCAAAAATTTGTGTGAAGGAAGCATTATATATTAATAAGTTTACAGACAATAAAATATTGATATGGAATTTAAGTGAAATGACTAATACTGGATATAATTTTAATTGGCATATGAAGAAAATGAATAAGAGAACGTTTGAATCAAAATGGAATAAAACTGAAAAAGAAGTAGCACTATTAAAACCTAAAGAGGCAAGAAAGTATGGGTGAAAGAGTATTTTGTATAGGCAATGGTGAGAGTAGAATAGGTATAGATTTATTAAAGTATAAAGAATTTGGTAAGATATATGGTTGCAATGCCATTTATAGAGACCACCCTAATTTATGTGATGTATTAACTGGTGTAGACCACGGAATGATACACGAAATATATCACGCAGGTATGGCACAAAAGATACCTTGTTATTTTAGAAATTGGACTAAAGTGCCTGCTCATACATATGACGCAATAATACAAGATGGTTTACCTAAAGAAGAATTAGATAGAGCAATAGAACAAGGTGCTGTTATAACCAATGGACGTGGTGATAGTAAAGAATATGTTTTACACGGTTCTAATTTAAAAGGTGTAGTATCTGTATTGACAGATGGTGCAGTACTTAAAAGGAAAGTTGACCAAGCTCAAATTAAAGTTAGTTGGATAAAAGAACCAGACTATTCACACTCATTAGATGATGTATGCGAACCTAGAGACCACGGTTGGGCGTGTGGGGCAAGTGCTGGTTTGGTTGCAGTTAAGAAAGAGAATCCTTGTGAAGTGTACCTAATAGGACACGATTTACATAGTCATAATGAGAAGATTAATAATATCTACAAGAGTAGTAAGCATTATACAGCAAAAGATAACAGTCCAACACCAGGGTTGAATTGGATCAACCAATGGAGAACTATGTTCCAATGGTATCCAGACATACATTTTTATAAGGTCAATAGATATAATGATGGCAGGGATAAGGTCAATGGACCTATTGAAGAGTGGAAAGGCATACCTAACCTGAAGTACATAGATTATACCACACTTGACTCTATGCTCTAATTATGTTATATTAGACATAATGAGTGTATAAATAATAATGAAGACGATTATATAGTCTACACAAATACAACGAATATGTTAATACAAAAGGAGAATACATATGGATTTTGAAACATTAAAATCATCATCAAGTAACTTTGATAAGATTACAAAGGCACTTGAAAAGAACCTCGGTCCCGAGGATCAAGCAAACAAAAACAAGTATCAAGACGATAGACTTTGGAAACCAGAGTTAGATAAAACTGGTAACGGTTATGCTGTTATTAGATTTTTACCTGCGTCTAACAACGAAGAAATGCCTTGGCAAAGAGTATGGTCACACGCATTTCAAGACAAAGGCGGTTGGTACATTGAAAATTCATTAACAACTTTAAATACTAAAGATCCAGTTAGTGAAGATAATACAAGATTATGGAATACAGGTGTTGATAGTGATAAGGATATTGCTCGTAAGAGAAAAAGAAAATTATCATACTATTCTAACATCTATATTGTTAGTGATCCAAAACATCCCGAAAATGAAGGCAAAGTTTTCTTATACAAATTTGGTAAAAAGATATTTGATAAGATATCAGAAGCAATGCAACCTCAATTTGCGGATGAAAAGGCAATCAACCCATTTGATTTTTGGAAAGGTGCAAACTTTAAACTAAAAATTAGAAAAGTTGATGGTTATTGGAACTACGACAAATCTGAATTTGAAGGTGTTACGCCAGTAGCAAGTGAAGATACTGCTATTAAAGCAATATGGGCGAAACAGTATCCTTTGAAACCATTTGTGGACCCTAGTAATTTTAAATCTTATGAGGAACTCAAAGAGAAACTGAATAGGATAATTATGGGTACACGAAGCACCGAAACTGTTGAAACAGTTGACCTCCCACAACAGGTCAATGGCAAGGTGAAAAGTACTAACGTTGTGAACTCTAAACCTGCTAGTGAGGAAGACGATACGTTGTCTTATTTTAGTAAATTGGCAGACGAAGAGTAAACCTTTCTCTCTCAAAAAACGTTAAAACTTCAAGGGCACCTAGTAATAGGTGCCCTTTTTCATTATAAATAGTTGTATGGCAAATATATTTGAACCCATACTAGATAGACAAAAAGGCGTACTAAAGTCAGCACAATGGTATAGAAATGCTGTCCAAAGTATAGCAAGTAAGGCGACTCGTACTGGTCTTATGCGACAAGGTAAATTAAATCAAAGACCTAGTGTAGGACGTTTGAATATGTATTTTTACGACCCTAAAACTAAAGATAAATTACCATATTATGATTTATTTCCATTAGTTTTACCAGTAGATACATTTAAAGGTGGGTTTGTAGGGTTAAATTTTCACTATTTACCATATATAATGAGATTTAGATTATTACAAGACATACAAAGATATGCTAGTAATACGCAATTTGATTCTACAACAAGAATAAATGCCACATATACTACACTTAAAAATATACCTATGATTAAACCAACGATTAAAAAATATTTGTGGCGACACGTAAGGTCAAACTTTTTAAGAATAGACGCAGACGAAATGGCGATTGCTGTTTATCTGCCTGTGCAACAGTTTCGCAAAGCAACAGCTAGTAAAGTATGGTCTGATAGTAGGAGAGCAATCTGATAAAATACAATGGCAAAGAGAACATTTTGGAGAGTTATGATAGTTAAGTTGCGTATGTGGTATGCTGACATTAGAGGACACCACGGACATAGATGGAACTACGAACCATCCGAGCATTATTTTGGTAGACACCCAAAGAATAGGAAATAGATATGGCAATATTTAGAGCAGGTAAACGTATCGGTAATATGGATATCCGAGTAGGACTTCCAAGAGATAGAACATTAGATAACGTTGAAGGTGACCCTAGAATAACTAAACATAGACCTGGTGTTAATACATCAACGTCTATTGGTAGATTTATTACACAAATTAATGTAGGTGAAGGTGTTGCTAGAAGTAATAGATTTTTAGTTAGATTATTTCCACCAAGGGATGTAACTACAGCAGATGACGTTGGATTTGATTTTGCTGGTTTTGATAAAGATAGTATTCTCAATTCAGATGATAT